TCACAGAGGCTCAGGTCATTGAGTGGGTAAAGGCTGACGTTGACGCTGACGCTATTGAGGCAAGCATTGCTTCACAGATTGCAGACAGCAAGGCTCCCGCGATTAGCACTGGAGTGCCTTGGTAATGATTGATCCCGTCACGGCCATCAGCATAGCCACTAACGCCTTTGGTACTGTAAAAAGGATGATTGAGGCTGGCCGAGATGTAGAGGATACACTTAGCCAAGTTGGTAGATGGTACGGGGCGGTCAGTGACTTAAATGAATGTCAGCGCAGGGCAGAAAATCCACCCCTGTTTAAGAAAATTGTTGCGTCACAATCTGTTGAGCAGGAGGCGATGCAGATATATGCTCACCAGAAAAAAATTCAGGCGCAAGAAAAGGAGCTACGCACTTTGCTTATGTATGCCTACGGGCCTAGTGGCTATACTGAGCTAACTGAATTGCGGAGAAAAATAAGAGAGAAAAGAGAGCAAACAATTTACGCGCAGGAAAGAAAGCGCAAAGCGTTATTCTGGAATAGCATTCAAATATCAGGAATCGCAGTTTTAGGCTATGCAATATATCTGATTATTGATTTCTTGATGAGGCAGTAACCATGTATCAATTTGATGAAGATATGCCAACCCCTAACTTTCTGCATGATGTTGCAAAAGGTAATATCTGGGATTCTAGGGCATTAAATATATTCGGCTTTAACCGCACTGTAGGAACATCATTCGAGACGCTGTGGGATGATGGCGGTAATTATGTTTACCCTAGTTCTGCTGTTGCGATGGATGTCGTATCTACTTCTTCATCGGATACGATGGATTTAAAAATTAACGGTCTAGATTCCAATTATGTTGAGATTAGCGAGACTGTCACGCTGACAGGCACTTCTGCTGTAACTACTACTGCGACATTTTTAAGAATTAACTCTGCCACTATCCTAGCTGGCTCGAATGTTGGTGATATTTCTATTACAAATGGCGGGACTAAATACGCCTTTATACAGGCAGAGATTGGCACTACTCAATCTAGCGTTTACACTGTCCCCGCAGGACACTCGATCTACCTATTCCGAATAGATGTTACATCTGGTACTAACAACGGCCAGAAATATCTTACGTTTAGGAATGTGGTTAAAACAAACACTGGGAGAACATTAAGAGTTGCAGAAGCGACATTCGCCACATCGCAGGTCAGCTTTGATCGCCAACTCCCGTTTAAGATTGCAGAGAAATCAGACTTTCATTTCGAGGCGAAAAGCAGTAGCTCAGAAAACGAAGTCTCAATCTTTGTCGAAGCAATATTAGTTAAGGATTCATAATGGCAACCGTTAAAGAAGCATTGATCCGCTTATCAGGACATGAGAAGGAATGCGCGATCAGATACCAGAACATCGAGAAGCGATTAGATGATGGTGCTGATAGATTTAGGAAAAGCGAACTAATGCTATGGGGTATGTATCCCCTGATTATCGGTTTATTTCTAATCGAGAAAGGCTTTATCTAATGCTTAAATTGTTGATTGGTCCGATTGCTGATCTTGCTGGTGGATTCCTAAAGAACAAGGCAGAGCAAGCAAAAGCCAAACATGAAGCTAAAATGAACGTGATTCAGAACGATGCTGATTGGGAAGCTAAGATGGCTGATGCTTCTGGCAATAGCTGGAAAGATGAATTCTGGACCATCGTTCTAGCAGTGCCTATCTTTATGGTTGGTTATGCAATAGTAGTAGATGATATGACGGTAATACATAGAGTAGAGCAAGCATTTGCCGCATTAAATGATCTGCCAGAGTGGTATCAGTATTTATTGTTTGTGGCGATCTCTGCTAGTTTTGGGATCAAAGGCGCAAGCAAATTGATGAACATGAGGAAGTAAAATGGCTAAATCACCTAAGAAAGAAAAGCTAAATTATTTCAAGCCCAAAGAGTTAAAGTGCAAGCATACTGGTGAGGAAGGATTCGACAAAGACTTTCTTGAGACCCTGAACGCTATTCGACATGAGTGCGGTTTTAGCTTTGCCCTATCCAGTGCCTACAGAAGCCCCCAACACCCCATAGAAGCGCGTAAAGAGGTTCTAGGGGCGCATACCACTGGTAAGGCGGTAGATATACTAGCCAGCGGAGAAAAGGCGTTAGAGATCATTAGAGTGGCTCAGAAGCATGGTATACAACGAATAGGTATACAGCAAAAGGGATCGGGTCGATTTATACACCTAGATGGCTGTACTGAAGATGATGGATTCCCCTGCCCTGCTATCTGGTCATACTAGTTCCACATAGAACATAAAAAAGCCCCACCGAAGCGGGGCTGTTAGGTTAGCGTATCCCGTGGGACATGTCTTCTATCAAATGACTATAGACTTGAGGCATTACGCCTGCCCCCCTGTAGCCAAAGCTAACCACAATGCAAGACGCTTCGGTTGACTGCCACAGTTGACCTTTAGGTAGCCACACCTCTGCTTCGCCATGCTCTCTATTTATAAATAACTCTGCTTTGTGCTTTGCGGCTTCTTTCCTAACTTGCGCTAATGTTGGCATATTATTCCTCTTGGTTTTTTGATTTTTAAAGAACGTGCCATTCAGTGATGGCATAGCCATTATACAACAAGTAAACAATAATGTCAATACACCTATTTTAAATAATATGTACAAAAGTGTTGACAATGCCTTTTAGGGGGTGTACTGTAGCACCTCAATCAATCAAAAAAGGTAATAAAGACATGGCTAAATTATATAAAAGAGGTTGTCACAAGTGCGATGGAACTGGCACCTTGCCACACTACTACTGGATTCAAAGTGGTAGTTGCTTTACCTGTGGCGGTCTTGGTTACTTCACCGTTAAGACTGACCCCGCCATCCTTGATGCGCGTAAGGCCAAGGCCGCTGAGAAGCGTGAAGCCAAGAAAGAGGCAGAGCGTCAGGCGCACATCAAGCGCAACTTCTGGAAAAAGATCGCCAGTGGTATTCGTCAGGCAGTGTGGGCGGCAGAGCGTGAGATTGAGAACGCTAATGCAGAAGCTATCGTTAACGGTAAGCAATCCATCACGGGTGAGATCATCAGCACCAAGGTTGTCGATGGCTTTGCCTACGGCCAACGTGTTGTCAAGATGGTCGTTAAAGATGATCGCGGATTTAAGGTGTGGGGTACAGTGCCGCAAGCCATTTTAGATGAATATGTTTACCGTTCAGGAATAGGGTTTGATGCTGATGAAAATTACTGGAACTACAATGTTCTGAAAGGTCAGCGCGTCACATTCTCTGCCACTGTCGAAGCGTCAAATGACGATGACAAGTTCGGCTTCTTTAAACGCCCAACCAAGGCCGCGATTGCGGCTTAATCTAACCGCCCCCGCGAGGGGGCACTTGCTGTAGGAGGCAATATGGGAATAAATGATCTTAACGATCTAGAGCGCGGTGAGTACGACTGCGTTGTAGGTTATCCTGCCCTCGAGGGGCAATCAGAGGCTTACTATGTTGGGTATGGTGAGCAGTATGCAAAAGAACAGGCTATAGGAGGCCGAAACAATGAAGTCAAGTGACGCAATAAATGAACTGGCAAATGCACTCTGCAATGCTCAGTCGCAAATGGGGGGTGCTGTTAAAGACAGTGCCAATCCTTTCTTTAAATCTAGCTATGCTGATCTAACGTCAGTTATCAAGGCCATCAAGCAACCCTTTGCTGATAACGGTCTAAGCTATACGCAATTCCCTGTAAGCAATGAAAATGGTGTCGGTGTCTCTACCCGCCTGATGCACATATCTGGTCAATGGTTAGAAATGGAATACACCCTGCCGACTGTTAAGAAAGATCCGCAAGCGTCAGGGTCAGCCATAACGTACGCAAGACGGTACGCTTTGCAATCTATCGCAGGAATACCTACGGCAGACGATGACGCAGAATCTGCAATGCTACGGGGCGATGATAAGAAGATTATCTCTGATGACCAGATCATAGCCATCAAGAAATTACTTGATGAGACTGGTGCTGATAGTGAGAAATTCTGCAAGTGGCTCAAGGTTCGGTCAGTCGATCAGATTCTTGAGATTCACTATGATCGCGCTGTTGCCGCACTAGAGGCTAAGAAGTGATTATCTTAGACCATGAGCAGGGATCACCAGAGTGGCTTGCCGCAAGATTGGGTAAGCCATCTGCCAGTATGTTTAATAAGCTAATTACGCAAACTGGGAAGCCATCGTCATCTGCTGATGGGTACATCAATGAGTTAATCGCAGAGCGCATTACAGGTAAATCTGAGCCGTTTCATGTGACCGAATGGATTGAGCGCGGCACAGCATTAGAGCCAGAAGCTAGAGAGGCATATGAGTTTATCTCTGGCAATGAGGTTATCGAAACTGGCTTTATTTTAGATACCGATTGGGAGTTTGGCTGTTCGCCTGATGGCTTGATACTGGATCAAGGAGGGCTAGAGATTAAATGCCCTGCGCCTAGAACGATGGTTAGTTACTTGCGTGATCCACAGGTAGGCGTTAAGAAATACTGGCAACAAATCCAAGGCTGTATGTGGATAACCAGAAGGGGGTGGTGGGACTTCTTTGCTTATCATCCTGAAATGCCGCACGTTTTGGTGCGGGTTGAGCGCGATGATGACTATATCGCAAAACTAGCTACAGAGGTGGATAAGGCTGTGGCTGAAATTGTAAACCAAGTGGAGTTGTTAAAATGAAAGTAGGATTATCTGTAAGAATCGATGTAACTAAAATAGATAAGTCTCGCCTATACAAAGGGGCAAAGGGTACTTATCTCGATCTAACTACCTTTGTGGATACTGAAGAGCAAGACCAGTATGAAAACAATGGTTTTATCTCTCAATCTACCACCAAGGAAGAGCGCGAGGCTAACGTACAGACCCCGATACTGGGTAACGTAAAGGTATTTTATACCGATGGCAGTACGCCCAGCAGTGCGCCTGTAGAGCAATCTGGCATGAGTCTGGAAGAGTTAGATGAGGATGTGCCGTTCTAGGGTAAAAAAGCCCCCTCGAAAGGGGGCAAACCATAGGAGGTTGCGAGTCGGGGGAACCCGCCTAATTAATATAACACAAGGTTTTTAATCATGGAATTAATCGACACTGGCAGATGCTTAATTGCCGCCCAAAGAAGCAAAGGCGTTAATAGTCGCCAGCTTGCAAAAATTGCTAAGACATCGCCACAGCAGGTATTAAGATGGCGCAAAAGCAAGAACATGAAGATACACACCATCCAGTTGCTGTGCTTATCTTTGGATATATCAATTACTGATTTTATATCATTTGGTTATAAGTAGGCTTTTGAGTTTACTTTAACCGCTGAATCTTTTAAGGTTCAAAAAGTATTCGGGTGTGTGGATTGGGAATTTGTAACCCATGAACGAGAGTGACCCCTCTATTAGCACCTCTTGATTGGTTTGACTGCTGAGCAAGAAATAACGATTAATGCGTCTAGGCGCAAGGGCAACGGAACTGCTACTGATTCTAAATACGGATACGATTAAGTCACTAAGTCGCTTTAAGCCCTTAGATTTGTAAATTATGCTTTTCAAGGTGTAAAGGGTTGGATCATCTTGAAGAAAGTATAAACAAAGTTTAAACAAAAATAATTTATTAATCACTTGGCGAGGCTTGCCGAGCCATAGGAAAACAAAAATGAAAAATTACATAATAGAATGTACTGCTGTAATTACAGAAACTCGTGAATATATAGTACAAGCAAATAATGAAGAAGAAGCGTGTGATTTAGTGTTGAATTCAGGCGGGCAGGAAAAAGCTGATATGTCAACTTATGCTTTGTATTATGGTACTGAAGAAAATCTTTACCATTGTCATGCCAGTTCTGTCGGTGAGGTTGATGATGAAACTG